AATACCAGCTCTGGCAATAGCTGCTGTAAATTCAGTAATAAAATCACTGTAACTGTAATTACCTGGTGTAAATGATACTTTTATTTCATATATAATATTATTATAAGGAATAATAATCCAGAAACACGTGTTACCATATGTCGTATCAATTACATACCAAGTAAATGGAATTTGTATAGAATATAATCGCATTGATAAGACATCAGTTAAGGGGTCAGATAAATCTAGTGTGTATTCAGTCGCCACACTATCAACGCCTCCTGATGCCTGTCTAAATTGACTATCTAGGTTAATAAATCTAGAAGTAACATTTTTCAAATTAGGATTCAATGAGTCTTGTGAAACTGGAACCTGAAAGTTGTTATTAATACCTAATTGTTCTCTCTTCATAGGCAAATGATTATTATCATATATGTCAATTTTTTGACGTCTATCAGTAACCTTGTCTGTTTGAACTTTATTATCTTGTTCTAATGCTTCATTTTTATACCATTCATTTGTTTGTTCTTCATCATTTCTATCTTCATCATTTCCATCTTCATTAATATAAGATAACAGATAAGACTGCATATCCTGGAAAAAAGACACCATATTTGAATCCCCAGTTTTTTTTGATTGGTCTATATATTTATTTGTAGCATCATTAATATCATTTTCAGTAGGGTCATCTAAATCAAGTATTGATAACATTTCAGGAACTGTATAATTATTAATATTTGTATCAAAACCACTCATATATATTAACTATTGTTATTTTTATATATTATTTGTTAGTATTAATTCTTTATATTTTCTCTTTTTTGAAGGCACTATTATTTCAAATTCTTCATCATATGTTTCTTTGTCAAAGTTATTTTCACACATAATATTTAATCCGCTATTACTATTACTATTAGAAATAAATAATTTTACAAACACTTTTCGTATTTTCTCTTTTAATGTAGACAATTTATAATCCCAATTAGTAAATAGTTGTGTCGTCAATACTGAAATACCTGAAACACGTTTTAAATGAGACTTGCCTTTGAATAAAACAGTGTCACATATTTCCACTATCTCAGCGTCTTTCTCCAAAATAATATCTCGACTTATCCAGTAGTCGCCCTTATATAAATAACGATTGTAGTCGCTATTATTGTAAATATCATGTTTCTTATCATAAACCATTGTGTTTCTTATTAATCCAATACCTTCAATGCGATTATCATCATTATTCATTTCTATAACAAACATTAATGCCCCAACATCATATTTTTCATGTATACGAATGCTTGTACCATAAATAACAGGTATTTCTGACTTTTTACGATACAAAATATTCTCATTATATGTATCAGTATTGAATCGTGTTGATGCTATGTAAAACATGTAATCTTTATTATTTGTTTGTTAGATTAGATGATTAATATATAAATCAATTTTAATTTTTCTATTTTAATTTTTGTTTTCACAATATTTACATTAAATATTCTCTGATTTTGTTATCCAATACCTTGTAGCGCTCATTTGATAATGTCTTAATTAATAAAGACCACGGTGTACAACTTTGAAGAGCTGTCAGACCCTCATCGCAAAACAAATTTAAAAGTGCCGGGCTAAATCCTGACATCATCGATGCGTTCTTTTGTAAAGACAACGTGGGGAAACCTGATGTCGACCGCAAGTTCCAGAATAAAATATGTGGCAACTTATATGGCTTTCCACAAACTTTTATACCAGCCTCTGAATAGCGTGCCTCAATGAACCCCATCAGTGTATTATCTTCTTCACTTTTTGCCTCATCAATTTGCATATCTGAGAAAACTGCCAAAACCATGTCTTCAACATCATTAGCATCCATTTTATTACTAACAATAGCATCCAATATTAGCATCAATGCCTTTGAAAAATTTGTATTTAGACCAAAATTAGCATTGTTGACTAGTTGTACCATCTCAATAAAGGTATTATAACCTTCCAAATTTATCCACGTCGGCAGAGCACTAAATGTAAGAACACGCTTTCCCAGCATCGACTTTTCAGCTACACGAAGACCAAGTGCTATTGCGGCATGTAGTGGGTCGCCATCCATTGACCCTGAAACATCGACCATCGCAATCATCTTTCCAAGAGCACCCGTTTGTAAAGAATTATTAACCCACTGTGCATTCAATATATCAGCCTCCGGGCCATTTTTAATACCCAAGTCAAGCAATTTTAACGCTTCTTTAGTAAAATTATTAAGACCAATTCGTTTTCCTTTTATTTCACACTCATTTCTGCTAACCTTCGCAACAAATTCCTCAAAATGATTCGCACAAATAACTCGGTCATCCAATTCAGACCTTTTCTCACCATCTGCTTTCAAATTTAAAAACGCCTTCTTTTGCTTATGCATAGTAATTGATGTCTGTTTCTCGGGGTCTATTTGCGACCAAATATTAGCACATTGCTTTATTTGTACCGTATCCAATTTTCTATTTAGACCTGAAATTATCTTACGATAATCCATCTTTGCCTTAGAAATAGCCTTAATTTTAACTGCCTCCGTTTTAGCACTTGTCAAATAATGAGGAAAATAATGAAGTGCCATTTTAACAAATAAATCTGAAAATTGAGACTTTTCTCTAGGAACCCATTTAGCAACCAATGATGGATTTTCCGATACTAAATCAAGTTTTAGTTGGTCATTTATTAATTGAATACCATATTCAAATAAATCTTGGCTATTGCTATCAGTTAATTTATTGTCAAGTGAATACTTATACAAATATTTAATATCTTTCCATGAACCGTAGGGATGTAATGTGGCATTATCATCTAAAATAACAAATTGTTTAAGAGCAAACTTGGCTAGTTCCGGATAATATTTATGCCAAACAAATAATAGCATATAAGATAACGAATATTCTCCCTTTCCATCTATAATATCACGTGTATGACCAACCATTTTGTAGAGGAGTGACATATATTCAACATACTCTTCCCTCAAGAGCGAATTTCTTTTTTGTAAATCTACTAATAACAATTCAAACTGGTTTGCTAAATAATTAATGTCTTTTGTTCTAGTTAATTGGAAACTTAACTGAACAATTCTTTCACGTACATCATTTGACCACATATATTCTTTATGTCCATTTTCGCCAATTTGTCTAGAAGTATAGTTATCAAGTGCTCCAATTAGTGCTGCCATTTTAAATGATATATTAATATAAAACGTTATCTTTAAATAGATTACGTCTAGTTTTTTTATACCCATTATTGTTTTTAATTTTATTAATATATACCCTCTTAGTGAAATTATTTGGATTGCTATTACTAATACTAATACTACAGTGTTCTTTTTCCAATAGTATAATTATTAGGCTATTTAAGTCATGAAACAATGAAATTGACTTGTCAAATACAACATCATTTATATTTTTTACTGACTCTAAAAACTGATTCCCTATGTTATTATTTTTAGACCTGAAAAAAGTTTTTAAATTATGCGGTTCAATGTTAATATTATATTTTAAAATAGATAATAATGAATATTTTGTTTGATTTACAATAGAGTTTCGTTTTATTAATCCAATTAAGTCTTCTTTTATTAATATATTTGGCTTTTTGAATAAATGCTTTTCTTCATATATATTTGTAATATCTTGTTTTTTATTTACATAAATATAATTAACTCGAATAAATAACAAGTCTTCGGTATAATAACTTTTATAGTCCTTTTCTATGGTTTCAAATTCGTTCAACCATGATGTATCTAATTCTTCAAATTTATAATCATAATCTAAATCTAAAGAATCAGTCATTATAATGTATTATATTTGTTTCATATAATACATTATAAATTTAAACATATTATTCTGTATCATAATCTGTATAATCATCATCTGAGTCAGATGTATCATTGTCATTATCAGAATCATATGTAGCTTCGTAACCATACCGCTCATTATATGCGTTTGGACCGTGAATCTCATTATATCGTTGGTTTTCCAGTTCCCATCTTTTTTCCATTCTTGAAATGGCTAGATACATTTGATAATTCATACTAGAATTTTCAAAATCCTTCCTCTTTTCTTGTTCAGTTTTGGGCCCATAAACTAGTTCTCTTTTTCCTGATTTATTTTTAAATATTGAAACCCAACCTGGTTTTACTGCCTTTCTTATCTCTTCATCTTTATCTAGTTCTTGTGAAACTATTACAACATTCTCATGTCTTATTGCCTTTGAATAACTATTATTTATTTCTACTTTCTTATCATCTACTTTCTTATCATCTACGTTCTTATCGTCTACTTTCTTACTTAACCCTAAAACCGGAAAAAATTCCTCACTATTGTTTATAAAAGTAGGAATAATCACGTTTACTTTAGCTGGCTCTGATTTTTTTAGATATTCCGAAATTCTTGGTCTTTGTAAAAATGAATTATTACTTTGTGTGGATTCATAATTATCTCTAGCAATTTGGTCTTGTTTTAGGTCTTCAGTTACAAAACTAAAACGATTATTTGTTTTATTAGTACTAGTAGACAATTTTTGTACAGGTTTAAATATATTAGGTTTACTCATTGTATTTTATTATAAGAGATATATTTTTGTATATAATTATATAGTAATAAATATCTAAGCTATTTTAAAATATATTTTTAAACACTATGTCTTTGAAAAAAAACATACTTAAAGACTATTAATGATTTATATTTGTCTCCTATCAGCAATAATTATAGAATTTTATATAAAATAAAAAAAATAACAAAATGACATATATATTTACAGGAGACAGCAATACCTATTTACCCTTTTTCCTTTTATTTATAATCCTTAATTAAAGTTGTCTTAAGAATTATATTATTTATTTGAATTTAATTTAAAGGTCGTCAATTGATACCATTTGTTCAACAACTACTTCTTCATTATCACCATCATTGTTTGCTGACATGGTAATCTTCTCACTGGTAGCTAACTTTGCCTCCTTTAGCAAAGTATCTCGTTCGATGTCATGTGCCGTCGCAAACTTGAATCCAAACTCCTCAGCAAAATCATCTGCGTCATCTACATCCTCTACAAAATCTTCTATTCTAGTTGGGTCATTTTTGACTAATATTCTCCATTCAGCAGAAACTTCATTTCGTAATCTTTCCTTATCATTATCATTATATACTTCTAATAAGTCACATTGCGGTAACTTCTCCTTCTTTGAGCTATTTGTATCCTTATTTTGTTTTAATTCATCCTTTTCCTTTTTAATGTCCCATTCTCTAACTCCTACTAAAATCCAAACACCATTTTGGACAATATTATCTCGCTTTCCTTTACCTGAAAACTTGCCTCGAATATGACCCAGTCGAGAAACTCGGTCTATACCAGTACATTCAAACATGCTATTACCACACATCTTTGTAACAACCGCATATACTTCACCTTCTTCTTCTGCTACACGCAATATATTATCTTTTTTTCCGCCAGTAGTATGCTTTCTAGCGAAGCCTTTAGCTTTATTTCCTCCAAGATTTTTAACCATTTTGTTGTATAATATTATAAAAAAATAATATATATATTTTAAAATTTCAATTTTTTCTAATATTGTATTTTATCATTATTCAGTTCTTCTATAAACTCTTCATCTATTAAAAACAGACTATTTACCTTAAAATTGTTATGAAATTCTGTCCAATTTATGCCTTTATTAATTTTCAAACATTTGTCTGTCGTATTTTGACTTTGTTCATCTGGCTCATAACCATATTTATCATAAAACATCTGCATCATGTCTTCATCTACAAATAGTACCTTTTGACAAGTATAATCAACATATCCTCTGTATTTTTTGATACGATTAAACCATACTGGTGAAAATGATGCGTGGTATAGCCAGTTATTAAAATACATCTCTTTCATTTTGTTATCTGTATTTTCTCCAGCTTTAAACAAGCTTTCACGTTCTAGTCGAAACAACGACAAATGTTTCAGGTCATCAATACCGCAAATGCGTGCTACATCTAGCACCTTATAATGCTTTACAGACGTTGCTTCTATTGTCTCATATTGTATAATATCTTCCGGGTCTACAACAATGTAGAAATTCTTTCCCTTAACCAGCTTCTCTTTTAGCGAAAACAGTGTCATAATCTTGGTTAACAACAATAATTTCTTATCATATATCATCTTTTTTCCAAAGTTATTAAAGTTGTCATTATTTAGTCTTTCTTGCGCTACACCAAATTCCTTCAAGAGCTTTGTTTTAGACGGTTTTACATTATATACATTAGCAAATACATCAATTGCGCTCTTGTAAATAAAATACAAAACTTTATCGGACATATCTAATGTAACAATATTTAGAATATATTGGGCAATACTTTTGAAATCCTTGTCCTCTATCCATTTTGTTAGTTGCTCGTATAAAATAGATGTAGAATTAAATAGTTTATTAATGTTTATTTTGGTTTCTGTATTTATTGTAATAAGATTACATTCAATTTCAAATAAGCTACAAATTGTGCGCAAGAAGAATATATCCGTATTGAATGGACGTATTAATAAGTCTTGTACAATCGCACTAACAAGTTTATCATCAAAATCTTTATCAGGCTTAAGCATTTTATTTAGGTATTGTTCAAAACTTGGATTAAGTGTGGCAAAGAAGTCGTAATATATCTTCCAAATGTAGTCATAAAACTCCATTTTGAAGCCACTATAATACAGTTCATAAGCCCAGAATATTGCGTCATCACTTTTATTTAGGAGACTTACAAGGAAGGCTAATTTGACTTCATCTTTTAAATATAAATATCGCGTCAAAATAATATTTGACAATGGCAAGTCTATTGAAAATGATTCGTCTCTAACTTTATTTGACATTTTATTTAAATAATTTCCCATTAATATTTTTATATGATGAAATTATTAAGGAAATTTTAATTCAATTTTTAAAATATTATATGCGGATATAGTATAATATAAAATGGATTTGGGTTTATTAAATAATTTGGTAGTTGATGATATTGCTAAGATGGAGATAGAAAAAATTATGGCTGTTGCTAATTATACAGATGGTGATGATACTCTTAAAGCACAATTCTTTGATGAATTAGATAATGCTTCTGTTGTCAACGATGAAATAAAGGCTGCTATAATGATGAAAAAACCTATGCCTGGCGGTAAAAAGAGCGGCAAAGGCACCAAGAAGAGAAAGGGTAACCCTGTGCTTGCGTCGTGGCGCAAGTTCGTGACAAAGGTTCAGCACGAGGAGAAGATTACTTACCCTGAAGCGATGAAGCGTGCTTCCAAGAGAAAGAGTGAGTGGAAGCGTGGTGGTGGTGATGATGGTACTAATGTAGGAGGTCCTGAAGGTGAAAATGGTGTTCAAGAAGGTGGAATTGCTAGTCCATATGTTCCTTTAAAACCAGCACCAGTTAATCATGGTCCTAAGCCAATGATTGCTGGTTCTAGAAAAAGACGTGGTTCTAAAAGACGTGGGACTAAGAAGAGACGGCTGACGAGACGCCGTTAAAAGAAAAGCAACTTATACAGTTGATTCACATCACAATTGTCAAATAATTGCATATATTTATCCATCGTTTTAGAGACCAATGGGCGTCTTGAAGGAATCATATCTACTGTTTCATGTAACAAATCTAAAAACATAACAATAAAATTATTACTTATTTTTATGTTCTTTTGTAAATCCCTAATGAGATTCAAATAGCATTGACCTAGCGCATATTGGTCCCATGTGCCACTAAAACGTAGTAAATCTTCTATAATCTGGTCACAATTCATATTCACATATTTGGAAAAATATGCGACAACATCATTTTCCACCTTTTCCCCTTTTGTATTATGTAAAATATCTTGAAAAACTGTCTCCAAATTATTCAAAGATAAACTGCTTAGTTTGTTAGTTAGTATGTAACTTAAAAGGTGAATTTCAGGGGGCCAATATATATGACCAGGAACATATTGTGTATAAAACTGTTTTATAAATTCTATTCTAGAGTTTTTAGATAAATCCAACGAAAATCTGAAATTTGTTAGTATAGGTAATTCAAAACTGTTTACAACCATTGTTTTAAATCCTATATTATTGTGTATAATATTGTTACTAACTAACAAATGAATATTAACTAATAAGCGACGATAAAAGTCAAAAAGTAGGAATATATATTTTCTAGAACAACTTAAAGAAGAAATAAATCCGTCCAAATATAGAAGCTCTTGGTCCTTGTATCGCAACACCATGCTATGGTCATCTTTTATAAAACTTACTTCCTGTAAATTATAGGAATTTGTACCCAATTCGGCAATTTTAACGGGTTCTATTGTCTCGCAAACATGAAAAAATCTATTACATTCTGCTATTTCTCTAATTCGCAGCAAAATATCAATTTCATTCTGACCTAACAAACTCTTTTTGACATATCGGGAAACTAATGATTTCAGTCTTATATTACCCTTTTCTTTTGACTTATCTTCATCCAAGAAAAAATAAACACATTTGTAATTTGGTTTTGACATTCTTATTAATTAAATATATTCAGTTGTTTTTATTTGTTTTATTTGTTAGTTTGTTTTATTTGTTAGTTTGTTTTATTTGTTAGTTTGTTTTACAAGTAAGAAATATCGATTCTTATATGTTTTTTTAATCTTTGCCTGAATTAATTGTGTATCATTTACACCTTTTATTAAAAATTGCCCTATTGATTGTCTCAAAATATCCTCATTTTCTTTACAAAATAGAATAAATGCTGATTCAGGTTTTGAATCACGATTAACAACAATGTGTCTGTCCATTGTCTCTAGCAAATCACTGTCTACGCTGATATATTGTCTACGTTGCTTCGGCTCGGACTTAACAGGGCTCTTCTTTCTGAAATAATAACGCGCACTCTTGAACATCTTGTCGTCAATATTTTCTTCATTTTTATATCCAAGTGCTATTAGTCTCTCCGTCTCATTGGCAATAATATCGGAATTTTCTTCAGTCCATTTGGTCCACGCCTCCTTGAAATCCTTGCGATGGTCATATTGATGTATTTTGGCGAACTTATATAGCTCCGACATAAATTCCTCAGTGAATTTGAAACGATAAATAGTGTGGTCTAATCTGCTTGTGATGTCATCGACAATCTCAATATCATCGTCGGATAAAGGTTCGTGTCTTGTATATTTGTTCTCGGTTTCAAATAAGGCAGACATTTTTTAAGATTTATAAAAAGTTACTTGACAGTTTTGTTTTAGGTTTAAAATAATTATACAAATATTTATATAAGCATTTTAAAATTCAATTTTTTTATCACCTTTTATAAAATGAGTTTTCCAAGAACATTTACAATTACAACGCAACCATATTTAGATAAATCATCATGGGACAATCAGTGTTACAAGAATATATTGATGGTCAATGTAGTACCAGATGGACCATTAAATTCATTAGTAAGAAGATTACAGTTGCCACGATTGTCGCCATTTCAAACAGGAGGGCTGTGTAATCAAACGCAACAATGTGGTCTGGTATTGTTAAACCCTTTTTCAAATTTGTCTTGCGGTAAAAAAGGCTGTAATTATATGACACCAAACGAAATTCCAGACCTGTATTCATTTTTAACCTCAAATGGGTATCAAATAGATACACAACTAACAAATATGATGAATAATAGTGAAGTTAAACTAACAAATAGCAGAATTGTTTGCTCAGCAACCTATTTTGGAAATAATCAACCAAATATTTGTTATATGAAATAATTAAAAAACGCAGTAAAGAAGTAATAAAGAAGTAATAAAAAATTGATTTATAATATTGTATCAAATACTATATTATATTATTACATTATATAACAATTATAAAATGAACATCTCTGAGATTCCACTCCCCAAAAACTTTGAAAATTATGATACCGATACTCAGGCAGCCATCATTGAATATATTAGTCATTTATCTAATTTGGAAAAGAAAGCCTATAAAATAGCACATAATCATCTAGGTTCATCATTCAATGTTGTAAAAAGCAATGGTTACAATGATTGGTTAAAAACTAGAAAATAATAATTACATCTTCAACCGTTTAAAATCAGCAAATGACATTGCGTATTTCTTATCCACAACCTTTCTATCCACTTTTTTCAGTAAATTCATATTTGCGAGTCGACCTTCCCAAGTATATCGGTTAGCATTTTCTTTCAATAACATTTTAGAAGTATCGCTTGTATTAACATTTGGCAAATTAGCTTTTATTTGAGGCGGTAATACATTTTGTTTTCCCATTTTCGACATTTCATGACTTGAATTATTATATGTTTTCAATTGAGCAAATATATTTTTTTTATCGTTTTCTCTTTTATCATTCTCCTTATCAATATCTCTTTTATCCTTCTCTTCATCCTTTTTAAGTTGAGCCTTGTTAAGTTCATCCTCAATGTCAATAAATAACGGCTTACAGAAATAAGTTAGTACAAACTTACGTCCAACTGGCTCCAAATACCGGTAAGGAATTGTGTTATTACTGTAATACTCGAATGATTTCTTGCTATTATTATAGCGCATATAGACATTACCTAGCGGGGTCATTTCATTTACATAATTATTAATATAACCATCTAACTTTAAATTAAGCATATATTGATGTGCCTGTTCCTTAAATTCTTCATCGGTTATAACATGGCTCTCTTGTTCCTTTAACTTTTGTTTAGTTTCTTCCAATATTTCAGACAATTCAGAAAACAAATCTGACAACATGTAGTTTTCAGGGTTGTCGTAATATTCCTCTTCAATATCATAATATTTGGTTAAGAGACGTTTACCATCTTCACTAACATCAGTCATTGTACCATTTTCATCAATTGTGACACAATCAAGAACGCGCTGTAATTTTGTAATTTTCCATGAAATATCTTCGATATCTTTTGCCTTATTTTTCATAAACACAGCCTTCAGTTCATCATATTTTTTTTGCTCTAATTGTAATTCATCTGTTGTAAATGAGTATTTATTTTTAAATACCTTGAATTTTTGTAAATATTTGTCCTCGAATTTCTCTTCTTTTACTACTGCTGATACTTCTTCTTTTACTTCTAAGCCTGCGACTTCTAAGCTTGCGACTTCTAAGCTTGCGACTTCTAAGCCTGCGACTACTGGCCTATCACCCTTAACCAAAAATGCTATAAACTCATCTTGTCTTTTAAACGCATCATTTATTTCTTTCAATAAAAAAGCATATAAATATTGTATTGTACTTAACAATACATTTCTTGTTTTATCATTTGTTATTATATATATCAAGCAAGCAGTATTTATAATTTTAATAATATTCACCATCTTCGTTTCTATTCATTGTATTTTCAATATATATTTAAGTCTTTTTTACATTTTTATATTCTTGTATATTATTCCTGTTTCTTTTTCAATTCGACAAATAATGTATCCATTTCTTTAGTCAAAATAGGTACAGGAAGCAGTTCATATGTTTGCTCAGGGTGGTCAGGATGTATCCTGACAAGACACAAACTTGTAACTTTTTTGCCATATTTTGTCTCCAATATCTGTCTGTATGTGTTCAATTGAAGCGAATAATGCCAATAATTGGTGTCAGGCATTTGTCCAATAATCGGATTTAAAGCAAATTTATTCCAATTATTATCCTTTGTTATATCTTTTGCTCGCTTCCAGTCATAAATAGATAAAGTACCATCTGGGTTCTCATATACCATATCAATCGAGCCAGCTAACTTCACATGTTCATCAAAAATCATCCATTCAGTTCTATATGGTTTCATATCTGGGTGGTCTTCAATAAATTTCAAGAAGAATTGCCACTCTGGGCCTCTAACAACAGTATCTTCTAAAGACTTATAATGCTCTAATAATTGCTTATGCGTATATCCAGGTTCCAATACACTATTATTCATAAATTGCTCGATTTGCTCATGTAAATTTGTCCCGGCATCCGCAACAGACGCACCAGATGTGAACCAGGTTGCCTTGATTTGCTCCGCAGTTTGGCCCCAATATTTATTATCGGGGTTCCAATTCTTGCCCCGCATTATATTCGCAATGACGGCATCAGCATCGAACTTGGGGAAATGAGACTTATTCCAAGTGGTTACCGAGGTGTATTTGGACTTTAAGTCGGTTAAAATCTCATATTTATGACCTTTCGCGTAGAATCGAATATGGTTATCGCGGATTTCTCGGTTGTTAACTTGTAAGACAGACATTTTGTAAATATTTTATGGTTTAAATACTAATTATATCTTTAAATTAGTATTCAAAGGAATTAATTCAATTTTTTATATAGCCATCCAGTAATAATATAGTGGACAACTATAAAAACCCTTCAGAGTTATTGTAAGTATAAGTAGTCAAATTTCCAAGCGAGAATGACCCACCAGCACCAGACGAAATTTGCTGTACTTGGAGACTTATATTGTACGCATCTCCACTTCCAAAACCACCTGGATTTGCTATTTGAAAACCCCAATTCCCAGGACCATTTTGATATATTTGTACCCAACCACTTCCCATACTTCCAGTAGAGGAAATATTATGTGACCAAAACCACCTACCAAGAGGGGCATATGTAGCATTGGTATATAAATATGTTGTAGTACCATTTATAGCGTTAGTTGCAGGGACATTATGCTCAGCAGTAAGAGGTGTTGCTAAAGCTCCAGTAAGTCTATGAGGATAAATATCTAATATACAAGACAAAGTATAAATAGTATTCAATGTTGCCCCATAAACAACCGATATAGAAATGTTATAAGATAAAAAATTGTTTATATTCCAACTCGCATAGGAGTTAATGGCTATATTAACTGTAGTTGGGTAATTACCTGTAAATGCCAGTATTTGCCCCCAATAGAAGGGTATTCCAACATAAGTGCTGGAACCATTAGCACCTTGTGGTCCCGTAACGCCTGTTGCACCTTGAGGAC